TCCAGATCGATGACAGTCTTACAGCCGACGGACTGATACTGCTTAGTGTTCAGAGTGTTCGTCTTAGTGAACCAACGGACGCTGATCACTGGCTGCGGGTAGTCCATGACGTTTCCGTTGTAGTCAACTCCCAATTCCTCGAAGTAGTACTTGTCAGTAGGAAGCGCGTCGTTCCAGTGCTTTGCATGTACTTTGTACTCTGGATAAGCACGATCGACAGAGATCGCCTGCGTAGCGACTACTTGCGAGTTGTAGACAAGCTTGATGATGAAGTTGTCTTTCTCGATCAGTCGAAGATCCAGTTGAAGCAGTGCGTTCGTAAATTGCAGGATCTCGCGTCCGTTCGCAGTGATCTGTGTCTGCGTGCCGCCAGAGAGACGGAAAAGCTGCAAAGAGTAAGCGTCGGAAGGTGTTGCGCCACCCTGCAAGACGAAGATCGGAATGTTGCACAGATAGCTTTTCGAGTTCGTCAGCGAAGCGACAGTAGCGTTGCCGACAGAGATCCCATGAGCGATCTTGTACTGATATTCCAGAAGCTTGTCTTCGAACGGATTGTAGAGAATAGCGTTCGATGTACCGATCTGCAAAGACCACTGACTTTTCGCTCTGTCCGTCGTTGACAAGATCACAGTGTCCGTCTCGACATCGATGTTCGTTCCAGTGCGTATGTCAGCGAACTTCGCTTTCATAGACAGCACGAAACGCTCTGACGATGACAGATTGCGATAGATCGTGATCGATCCGCGCATGTCCGCGCCAGTAGAGTCGATAGAATACTTGTTCGTCCAGTCGTTGAGCGTGCTGATGTCTGCGCCATTGACGTACCAGTGAATGTCAGAGAGATACTGATTCGTGTTCTGATTCGTCCACGATGTATCTTCCGCGCCAGTCATGACAAGCGGACGTATGACGCAGGGTGTTCCTGCGCCCCCGACAGTGCCGCCACGATCTGGCTGATACGTTCCGCTGTCTGGATCGTAGATCTGATTCAGCGGACTTGTCGCGGACGTGTAGCAGTACAGCGAGACAAGAACGTTCAGCGGTGCAAAATCGCGTCTGATTCTGATTTGATTTTCCATATTCCTTGTTTATTAATTGTTATATTCTGACGGATCGACGGTTACGCTGCCAGTAGCCGTGTTCCCCTGCTCATTCGTTGCCGTGAAGTTGAACTGCGTAGACAAGATCGCTGCTGCGAGATCTGCTTCCGTTATGACAAGCGTTCCTGCGAAGTCTGTGTGCGCATTGTTCCAGACTGCATCTGCGCCAGTGTTGCCAGATTCGCGTGTGACAGTCCAGTGGGTGACTTGACTTGTCACGTCTTCGTTGTAGCCGTTGTAGACCTTGCAGACAAGTGTCTTCGTCTCTCCGTCGCCCATGAAGTTGTCGCCACCAGAGTCGATCAGCATGTAGTAGCGCGAGTTCACGATCTGTTCGATGCGTCCAGTGAGATAGATGTTGTTCAGATACGCTGAATATCCAGTCATGTCGAGACCGAAGATCGAAAGATTCGAGAGATCGCCAGTCTGCATTGCGATATTGTTCACGTCCCACTCCCATGATGTCTGATTGATCAGATAGCGCGTGTACGTCTTCGTGTTGAACTTGCACTTCTGACGTGACGTGTTCGTAGGATTCGCGTAGCAAGCGAACGTCATGAATGCGTGCGGGTGCTTCGGGTACGGATGACGCGTTGACACTGCACGCAGCACGTACTTGAATTCCGAGTTGTGGACTGTGTCCGTGATCTCCGTGATGCGGAAGTATGACGTGTAGAAGCCTGCGAAACGGAAGTTTCCGCGTCCGTCATCGTAGTCATCGGAAGAATTGTCCGCTGCGACCTCCGAGTGATAGATTCCCATGCAGAGATCATCTTCCGCGATCGCTCCGTATTCTCCGTCTTCGAGTTTCAGCTTGATCGTTCCAGTGTTAAGCAGATTTCCTTCTTCGTCTTCGTCGATCGTGACAGACTCGATGATGCCTGCGCCAAACGTAGTCCATGAGTTGCCGACTTCTATATCTGTGCGATTGTATCGCAGTTCTGGAACTTCCAAGAACTCGCGAAGGATCAGAGACTTCAACTCTGCGTCAGCGTCGCCAGTGATGCGTCCACCGATGCCTCCGACGATGCCTGCGACGAAGTTCTGCCCGAACTGTGCTCCTTGAATATGTCTGGACTGCTTCTCGAAAGTGATCGCGCCTGCTGCCGTATCGTCTGCGTCCTTGCGCAAGAACATGCGACGCGCCTTTGCTGATGTGAGTGCGCCTGCGCTGTTGCTGTTGACAACGTATGTCAGTTGTCCGAGCGCGTCAGTGACAAGCTTCACTTCCTCGCGTAGCGTTGTCGTTGACCCTGCTATGCGGTCTTCTCCGATCTTGATTTCCTGCTTGTAAGGAATAGCGAGATTCGTCTTCACTGACAAGACGCGTGTGTCGTAGCTGTAAGCGCGATTTTTGTACGTCACAGCTTGTCCGACATGCAGGATCAGAGAGTCTTTCTTGAACTGCACAGCGTTCGAGTTGAACGTGTAGTTGTTCAGATCCAGAAGCATCTTCGCGATCTCCACGTCAAGCGTGTCTGCAAGTTCTGCCTGCGATGACTTGACGTATTCAGCAGGCATCTTGATATTGAACAGTGTGACACTGTCTCCGTTCGTCGGTACAAGATACTGTTTCGCAGGAATGATCGCCCCATTCTGTTCAACAAAGATGATCTCGTAGTCGCCTGCAAGTATGTTGAAGTTGCCAGAGACGCTGTCAACTGTCTCTGCGTGTTCGTGCCATGCAAGTTCAAACTCGCGATCAAGAAGATTTCCGCTGTTGAAGTGAACGGAAAGCGTCAGTCCTGCGATTATAAGATCAGTAGACATATTGAAGTTCGCGATCTGGAAGTACCAGATTGCGTATGTCTCATAGATTGGGTTGTGCTGTTCGTCTTCTCCGATCTGGATCTTGTTTCCGTCTTCGTCAAGACGATACATCAGTCTGCTTCGAACGTTGGAGATCGAGAGTGCAGAACGCGGATAGATGCCTTCGAAGACGATGCTGATAGGAAAGACTTCGCCACGCGCAAGATCAGAGACGAATTCGCCAGTGACAGCGTCGAAGTGTCCGCTGATGTCCTTGTAGCCTTGCGGATAGATGTCTGGATCGAGCGTCAAGTGCTTCGTGACGCTGCTGTTCGTCGCAGCACCGTTGTAGTCCTGCGTGATATTGCGCGATGATCCGTAAGCGTAGAAGCGCGTGTAGTACTTGTCACGCGTGTTCTGGACGTTCGGATGATTGATATTCTTTGAGACTTCAAGCGTGAGATCGTCGTAGTAGCCAGTGAGATCTGCATCAAACTGCGCCTTACCGAAGTAGATAGTGTTCGATTTGAGATCTGCGTGCCACTCTGTTTCAAAAGCTTCCGCAATCATATTCAGTCCAGACATGATCGTCACGTTGCTGAATGTCAGATCGACGTACTTGTTCACGATGTTGTCTGCGATGTTCGCGTGCCAGATCTCGCCAGTCTCATAGAGTATGCTGTTGCAGACAGCTACGAGAAAGTCCACTGGACGCGCTGTGAGAGACCAGTCGAATTCCTTTGACTGGATGACGTTTTGTGCGCTGAAAGTGTACCAGAAGAAGGGCTGACGATCCCACAGCATTGCTCTGGACTTGAAGACTGGCTCATATTTGAATCGCTTGTCATCAGTCTGATCTGGTGTGTACGGATCTGCAAGCGTGTAACGCTCATTGTTGACTCTGATGTACGATCCTTGCGGAAGACGTACAAGCGAGCCGTAGACGAATGACAGCGTTATATCGTCACGCTTCATCAGTTCTTCTGTGTGCTCACAGTTCTCATTCAGAAGCACGTCGAAGACTTCCACGTCGGACGTATTATAGATCTTGATTCTCTCTGACATAGTCTTTAGCTGTTATTGTTCGATTCTGATTCCGTGATGTCCGTCTGTGCTCTGTTCTTTGGATTCGGTTCTTCCAGAGTCAGCGCGAACTTCGCATTGCGCTTGAAGAATGTCTGGAACTGCTTGCAGTCATGATATACGAAGCGGAAGTACACTGTCTTAGGATCAGTGATCTTGATGACGATCTTCTGCTTTTCCAGTTCTGCACAGAATGCGTCGTACTTCGTAAGGAAGTCCGCTTCACTCGCTGCTGTCATGTTCAGCGTCAACTGGATCGTGCGTGACTCGACTTTCGGATCTTCGTCGTAGAACACTTCTTTTCCGTCAGCGATGACGCTCTCATTCTCGATCGGCTTCTTCACTGCAAGCGGTGTCAGAAGTGCTGTCAGAGACTTCTGATCGAGATAGATCCCGAACTGCGTATATGAGTTCACTCCGTTGATTTCAAATGCTCCTATCATAGCTATTTATGAGTTTTGTTCGACGATTCGTTTGATCTTGCTTAGATCGCTTTCTATTCGCGGAAGACTGTTCGAATTCCGTGATATGTTTTCAAGATAAGTCTGACAGTTGAAGATAAACTCGTTCGTTGCTTCCAGAAGCGACATTGTGAGCGACTGATTCTGTGCGATCACTGGAATCTGATCGATCACGAAGTCTGCAAGACGCGTTGTCTGCATAAGCTGTGCTGTCTCACGTCCGAGTAGTGCAGTGCCAGTTTCCTCGCTGACTGTCTCGTAGCCACCGCGTGAAGCTTCCTGACTGTTGGAACTGCTGCTGTCATATCCAGTGACGCGTGCGAGTTCGTCACGGATGCGTATTGCTTCCTTGACATATCCTTCGTATTCCGTCTGCAACGCAGTGCGCTCCGAGTCAGAGAGTGTTCCGTCAGACATGTTAGTAGCGAACTTCTCGTACCAAGATTTCAGCTTTTCAGAGTACAGTTTTCCGATCTCGTTCGACAGCATAGCCTGCATAAACATCTTCGAGACATCTTTCGAGAAGTTCTCTGTCTTCGATTCCATATCCATAAGCATGCTGACGAAGTTGTCGTAGATCGTGTCGAAAGTCGTTGCTGTCTGCTGTTCGCGTATAGCGTCCTGCATTTCCTCAATACGCTTCGATCCTTCTATGATCTTGTTCAAGTAGTCGCGGACATCACCGTCAAGCTTCGCCCAGAAAGTAGGTGCAGTTTCCTGCAACTTCTTCAACTGTTCGAGAGAGAGATCAAAAAGTCCAGTCATACGTCCGTCTGCAACTTCCTCATAGCTGAATCCTGCTTCTCTCGCTGCTTTGCGTAGTTCCTGCCAACCTTCGTATGACATGCCGTTGCGGATGCGCACACCGATAGAGTGAGAGCCCATAGACGCTCCAGAGTTCAGACGCTCTTTTCCGAGTGTGCGATATGCTTCGATCTCCTTGTCTATCAGAGAAAGTGCTTCTTTTCCGACAGCTTGAATCTCTGATCCGTAAGAGATCTTCAAGTATTCAGTCTTACGATCGATAAGAATATCCCAGACATCGATCAGTCCGTTGTATTCCTCGACCATTGCATTGTACTGCGAATAGTCTGCGCCAAAGAGTCCGTCAAGCGCGTTTACGACTTGTCCGATACCTTGAACGGCTGACATTGCACCGCCTACGATGTCGCCAGACATCATCTGTCCGACTCCCGCGCCTGCTGTTGCGATACCTCCGAGTCCGTCCATGATTCCTTGAAGCTTTGAGTCATCGAAGCCGAAGATCGTTCCGAGACTTGAACTGAAATCTTTCAGAGACGGAAGGAAAGAGTTTATATCGCCTGCAAGCGATGTGATCGCGTTGCCGTAGTCGCCTACGCTCTTAGCTTTCTTGAACTGATCGAAAGTCTCATTCAGATTCGATTTGAACGACTGGAAAGCGGACTTGTCTTTCAGAACGTTTTTCAGTTCGCGGATGCGCTCTGTGACTTCCTTGATAGAGATCGATCCGTCTTGAATCTTCTTGATTTCGTCATCAGTGAAGCCGAGAGATTTTAGATCAGCTTGCGAGATCACTTTGTCGGACGTGCTTAGAGCGTTTCCAGAAGCGTCCATGATCTTGCCGTTCTTTCCTTCCATGAAGTTGATCAGCGTCTCGTACTTCTTGATGATCTTGTCGATCTCCGAGACAGACTTTCTGGAAGTGTCAGCGAACAGATCTGCCATAGACTGTGCAGC